TTAACTTTCCCACGTTTGTGCCTTCACTATATGATTAAAATGTTTAAAAAAGGGAGTTTTATATATGTTATTACCGGGATATGAATGCTGTGTGGAATGTGTCGGATAAACTGGATGTAGCGGGTAATGGTGAGAAGTAGAAGCTGGTGGAGAATATTGAAAGTAAATCGGTTTTATATGATAGGTATAAGAAACGGGAAAGCTGCTATATCCAGGGTGATATATCAAATGAGGAGTATGCATTCTATTCCAAACTATATTCATTTATGATTCTCCTTAATATGAAATTTGTAGGTAGAATATTTATCATTTTAACCGAGAAGCCTTTCTACCCTAAACGGAGTGAAGGTGGGGGAGTTCAATGATTAATAAGTGCTGTTTTATATGAATTAAAAGCAACAATTACACACACCTTTTCATGTTTACAATATGAAATATACGAAAAAAGGTGCATGAAATGAATGTAAGTATACATATCGAATACATAATTTATGAAAGTATGTATGTTGAACGAATCATACACTTTCTATGTTACAAATATTTCAAAAAGGAAAAAGTTTATTTTTCTATAACGATACATCTTTTATGGTAGAGAAATATGAAGATTTCATATAGATATTTATATGAAGGAATATTATGAAACTTTAAAGTTTTATAAGAAAATGTAAAATATTTGAAAATGTAAACAGTTTTGTTTTTTTAAGTGCTACAATTATCCATGCAGCTGCTGTTATAAATTGTAAAAAAATGATGAAGGAGAGAGTGTAGGATGGGGGAACAAGCAGAACGCTATGTTGAAAGTTATGTCGTAAACAAGAATACTATGGCCTTACTTCCGATTATTTTAGGTGAAAAACGTATTGTAACGCGAGTGGTTGAAGTAGAAGACTCTTTTTTCATGTTTCAAAAGCCTCTTGATATTGTAGAGCGGAGTTGCCGTAAGAACGGATCTAGTTTTTTAGGCTAAAACCTCTGATAACACATAAATAGAGTTTAATCAACTATACCATCAATTAAACTCTGTTTCTACAATTTTTAATTCATAGGCGTACCATTGATCGCTTCTTTCAACAACTATTTTTTTAAGTATGATTTGCATAAACATTTTCTTTTCTTCGTCATTTAAATTGCTCCAATTCAGCTTGATATCCTTTAGAATGCTTTTTAGTTCTTCAGTGTTGAGTTTTTTATTTTCAGCTGGTTTTAATTTGTACAATGCTTCTGTTAGTGACTTTTCTCTTTCGTTTTCTTCTTGCATAAGTTCGGTAAACTCTTCATCTTTTAAGTGATCATTTGCCCAAGCGTATTGCCACTTTTTACGTCGTTTTTCTATGACTTTTAATTCGTTTTTAATCTGCGTTATTTCATCTTCTATATTACTATTTCCAATTGTAACTTCTTCATCACTTATTTCCTCTGTTGCGTCAACGTAGAAAGAGAGGATATGTGGAATTATTATTTTTTCAAGCTTTCGTTCAGACATACTTCCCATATTACAAACATTTAATCTTCGACCTCTACAGAAGTAATGTTTATATTTAGTGACAGTTCCATCTTGTTTTTTTGCTTTTACGTAGTTACCGACGAGCGGGCCACCACACCGTGGGCATTTTATAATACCAGAAAAAATGTAACTGCCATATTGACTACGTGGGTGTGAGTCACGTCTAGATTCTCTTAACTTTTGCACATTATCAAATATTTCTTGTTCTATAATTGTTGGTACGGAATCCGGAACTTCAAAGTAATGCTCTGTTTCCTTTCTCCATCGTAAAGTACCGATGTATAGTGGATTTTCTAGAATATACATTATGGCTTTTTCATTCCAATAATCACGTCCAGGAGTTCCAAGGGTATTTAACTTTTTACTAATTCGCATTGCACTATAACCTTTTAAGTAATCATTAAAAATAGAACGTACAACTTTCGCTTCCTCTTCGATAATCTTCAAAGTTCCTTTTTTATGATCTACGCTATATCCATAAGGCTTCCTGCCAGATGTATATTTACCTTGTCTTACTTTTTCTTGTTGACCTACTCGAACTCGTTCTCCAATGTTTTCTCGTTCCCATTGGGCAAGTGCGGCAATTATAGTGATAAATAACCTACCTATTGCTGTAGTTGTATCATAAACTTCTGTTGCACTTTTAAATTTACAATCATGCTTTTCAAAAACATCCAGTAGTGTATATAAATCTAACACTGAACGAGTAAGGCGATCTAGGCGATAAACTAAAACGCAATCAATTAATCCTTTTTCGATATGTTCTATCATACGTTTTAATTCTGGGCGATTAGTATTTTTAGCAGATATCCCTTCATCTACATAATATCCAACAACATCCCAATCTTGAGCATCGCAATATGATTTAAGTTTTTTCTTTTGAGCAGAAATGGAGTAACCTTCCAATGCTTGTTCTTCTGTTGAAACACGGGCATAGATTGCGCATCTCATTCTTTATTCCCCCAATTCATTTAGGTGAGTCTAGAGCTTAATAACATCTAAAGGTTCGAATGTTATTAGGTAGTTTCGCCATCTTATTTGTTTTCCGTATTTTTGAAAATAGTACCCAATAGATGCCTCTAAAAATTCTTGTGTCACATCAAGGAATTCGGCGATTTCATAATAAGTATTACAATGAGCCTGTTTTGCTGCCACTAATTTTGCAAAAGGAATAACATTTTTATATCCCCAATTTCTCGCTTTTTGTTCTTGTTTTCTATTTTCAATGCTTTTTTGATCAATAATATTGCCGTAGGATGTATAATGGTGCCCTATTTCTTCGGCGAGAATGCAGTGTTTTTCATTTTCCTTAAGACTTGAATCGATTAAGATTCTTCCATCATAATACAACCCCTTAAAACCATGAGATAATTCTGTTTCTTTTACTTGGACTTCATTTTCGTATTTACACAGTAGCCTTTCGTACGATGTATACATTTGTTACCACCTTTCATCACTTATCGAATTGATCTCTGAATATAAAATCAATGTAATTTAATACATCTTTCATTTTATCGTCAGTAATATCTTTTCCTTCTAAGTGAGCGGCTATGGTTTTGAGATTTTTATTTTCGTTTTCCGTATGAGGAATCCCGATAATTTTTCCATCCTGGACAATTTGACCAGGTTCTATAATTCCTACAAGTTCATCGAATGGAATAGAATACATAATAGCAATATTTCTTCCAACCTGAATTTTTGGTTCAGCTAAGTCGTTCTCCCACCTTGATACCATGCTTTTACTAATGCTTGCATTAAAGTTCTTATTATATTTTTTTATAAAGTCATCAATAGTTAATTTGTTTTTTAATCTGTATTTTTTCAATCTACTACCTAATGATTCCATTTTATCGCCCCCTTTTTAGATACATCTAAATTTTATAAGAAAAGTTCCGATTTTGCAACATTTTGTGTTGGAAAATTTCCTTTCCAGGAACTTTTTTATTGACATCTAAAATATTGGGTGATAAATTTAAGTCACAAAGTTCCTTTTTAGGAACACGGGAGAGGTGAAATACTATGACTAAAGTGGTTAGAAATCATAAGCCATATTTTCGATTTAAGGCATTTTTAGCTGAAAATAGCATTCAGCAAAGTGAAATTGCAGAATTATTGGGAAAGAGTGTTTCTGCTGTAAATCAAAATATCAACGGAACTGGCGGGAACTTTTCTATCCCTGAAATTGTAACGATATGCAGACATTATGGTATAAGTGGTGATTATTATTTTTTTGGATTCGATGTTCCTATAAAGGAACTTAAGGTTATTTGATAAGGAGAGATTGAAAATGAAAAACGGTAAGAAACCAACCAAGCGGGAGAAGAATCAAATTAAGTTATACAATTTAAACCCTGATAATTGGTTGATTTTTAAGAAAGTAAATGAGGAATTACATTTAGTGCATCGTTATACGAATGCTATTCGTGTAATTCGGAACATATAGTTAGGAGGGAACAACATGGATCAATTAACTGTAGTAAACGAACAATCAGTACATAGCGAATTAGTATTTGAAGTTAATGGAGAAGTTGTAACAGATAGCTTGATGATTGCAGACATGTTCGGAAAAGAGCATAACAATGTATTGAAGGATATTCGTAAACAAATTGAATATGCGGGGGAAGAATTCGGACAGGTAAATTTTCACCAGTCCTCTTATATGAATTCGCAAAACAAGATAATGCCTAAATACAAGCTTACAGAAGAAGCTTTTACATTAGTTGCAATGGGCTACAACACAAAAGAAGCGGTACAAATGAAAATTAAGTTTATCCAAGAGTTCAAACGTATGAAAGAGTACATTCAAAAACAGCAACAAATCTCTACAGATCCAATGAGTGTTTTAAAACTGACATTTCAAGTATTAGAAGGACAGAAACAAGAACTTCAAGATATTAAATCAGAGGTAAAAGACTTGAGAGACAATGCACCGTTATTTGCCATTGAATGTGATGAAATTTCAAATTCTGTAAGACGTTGCGGAGTTGTGCTACTTGGAGGTAAACATACCAATGCTTATCAAGATGTTGGATTAAGGAAGAAAGTATATAGTGACATTTACAGCCAATTACACCGTGAATTTGGAGTGAAAAGTTATAAGGCTATTAAGCGATTTCATTTAGAGAGAGCATCAGAAATAATCAGTGAATATGCATTACCAATTGTGTTAAGCGAAGAAATTGCAGCTGTTAACTCACAAATGAATTTTTCAGAAGTTCAATAGGAGGAAACATGATGGAGGCAAATCTTAAAGAAGTAGTGGCTAATACAGAAGTCAAAGAGGCGATTCGTAAAGGACCGAGTCCCGAAGCTATTAAACTTCTAAAGGCGTTTTTAATGAGGACTTCTGTGCCTAGAATAGCAGCTCAACGAATTCGAGAAAGAGAGGAAGTAACATGCGAGAACAAAAATATTTAGTAATTCATCATAATGGCTTTGGTGCTGCTAATGTTTATGAATTCGAAACAACAGATGGAGTAAAAGAAAAAGTAACGCAATTAATTGAGAACGGTGAAAGTCCTGGTTCTATCCGTGTCACAAAAGAAATCCCAGTAAACATTCAGGTTAAAGTGGATGTCGACTTTTTATAAAACAAGTTCAATAGGAGGAAATAAACATGATTGATCTAAACACATTTGCTGATGGAGCGCTTGCTGAAAGATTTCATCAAGAGTTTGAGCATGTAATGGAAAATATGGCGGATTTGAATACTGATCCGAAAAAAGCAAGAAAGATTGTTTTAACACTTTCGTTTGCTGGAGATAAGAAACGTGATGTATGGAATTGCCAGGTTCAAGCAACTTCGAAACTAGCACCAACAGAAGCGGTAGAGTCTAAGATTCTATTAGATATGGACCAAAACGGAAATTTAGTAGGGCAAGAATTAGCTTCCGGAGCCAAAGGACAATTCTACATGGATTTACAAGGTGATGTGAAAACAGATGTTGGACAATCGGTAGAAGAAGTGGAAGAGCAAAACAAAGCTGTAGAAAAGCAAACGGTAGTAATCGATTATTTAAAAACGAAATCAAATTAAGAAATGGGGAAATGAAAAATGACTATGACAAGAGAAGCAATTGAAAAGGTATTAGAGATTGGAACGATTGAAACACATAAAATCGGTGAACAGACATATTCAACACAACGATTACATCTTGTGCAAGAACCAACACCTGCAGAAATTGTTGTACGTAGTTTATCTGGTTTAGTAGGTTACGTAAAATCAGAATTTGACACAACTGAACCTGTAATGATTCATATTGTAAATCCAACAACGGTAAGTTGCTTTACTGCGGTTAATGGAGATAAGGCTAGAAGTACATATATCCAAGCGCAAGCATCTACTCCACGTTTTAATTTTGGAAGCTTTTATGACAGAGAAGAATTTAATATTGCATTGCAATCAGGATTTGTACAAAACAGTCATCGAGACATCGTTTTACAGGTAGTAGGTACCGTCGTAGAAGAAGGTGTAAAGGAAATTGGAGATGACGGTGTATCACAAGCTGTAACTGTGAAAACAGGAGTTGCTAGTAGAGGGAATGCGAAAGTACCAAATCCAGTTCAATTAAGTCCATATAGAACATTTGTTGAAGTTGAACAACCAGAAAGTAAATTTGTCTTTAGAATGCGTGAAGGCGCTCGTTGCGGCTTGTTTGAGGCTGATGGTGGTGCTTGGAAGTTAGAAGCGATGAATAACATTAAAGAATACTTAAATAACGTATTAGTGCAAGAAATAGAGTCTAAAAAGGTATTCATTTTAGCCTAATGGATGTTACAACGATAGAAAGTACAAAAAATGTTTGTATCTTTGGTATAGGGTTTGCGGTATTTATGTATGGACTATATAAAGGTGGTACTTTCATTGAGCGAAAGTTTGATGAAAGTGATCGCCTAGAAAGAGAGGTGTTAAACAGTGGGAACAAAAAACAGAGTTCTTCCAGAGCATCTGGAAAAAGCTATGGAATTAGAAGAGGAGCGTAGAGAATGTTTACAGAATCAACAACTTCTATATAAGCAAATGAAGCAGGCAAATCGAAACGGTGACAAGAACGCTTATTTTGAACTACATGCATTATATCAAAAGCAAATCAGAAGAGATTTAGAAAGGTCAAAAGAATTATCAGCTATGTACTTTAAGAAAATAAAAAATGATTCCTCTGAGGAAAGAAAAAAAATTTTAGATGTAGCGGATCGTTTAGAAGAAGCAGGAGGAAGGCAAGAAGTTGTGGATAGTATTAGGCGAAATGCATAAAGAAAGAACCCGATGCAACGGGTCCTGTAAGAAAAAACATAACAAATCAATTATAGCACCAATTCAAGAGTTTGTGAGGTAGGTATTATGGGGATTGTAAGAGTAGCAAAGAACACAAATTATTCTGTTGTAAATAATACCGGTTTAAGAGATGAAAGGCTTTCTTGGAAAGCGAAAGGCATTTTAGCGTATATACTCACACTGCCGGATGATTGGGTGTTCTATAGAGAAGAGTTAGCTACACATGCAAAAGATGGTATTGATAGTTTGAGAAGTGGCATGAAGGAATTAAAAGAATATGGATATTTAAAGCGCCTTCCAATTAGAAATGAAAACAATAAGATTGTCAGTTGGGAAACGGTAATTCATGAAGTTCCGCAAGTGGAGCCATTGGCGGATTTTCCACCAGTGGAAGAGCCACCAGTGGAAAATCCACCGGTGGAAAACCCTCCGGTGGAAAATCCCACACTACTAAGTACTAATATACTAAGTACTAATAAACTAAATACTAATATACAAAATACTAATCATCATAATGATAATAACGATAAATCATCACATGAGTTAATCAACGGAAATTTTAAAATCAGTTACAACTTCTTGTTAGAAAAAGGAATTCCATTAAGTGAGATTGCTATAGCTGAATTAGGTAAGTATTGCGACATATTTAGTAGTGAAGTAATTAAACATGCTATCAATAAAGCGATTGATGAAAATGTTCCGAAGTGGCGGTATATCCTAAGGATTTTAGATAACTGGAAACAAAGCAATGTAAAAACATTGAATGATGTAGCGGCATTAGATGCACGGTTTGAACGTAGCAAGAATAAAAGACGGACTAACAATAATTATGGTGGTCGAACAGAAGTAGTTCCGAAATGGTTACAACAACAAAAGAATGAAAATCTTGTAGAGTCCCCAAAGTCTAATAGTAATTCGATAGATGAAGAGCGGAAGAGATTACAAGCTGAATTACAGAAATATAAGTCTTAGGAGATGTTTACATGCTAGATATTTTTGATGTAGGTAATTGGTGTGATGTGTGCGGAAAAGAAATAAAAGGTACTGAAATACGTACTATGCACATTGAAGGATGCGAAAAAACACTTTGCAGTAAATGTAATGGTGAAATGGAGCAAAGTGTAAAAGTAGTAAACTTTCATGTACTGCAGGATGCCATGAAAGAACTTATAAATTTATTTGGTAGAGATAAGGTACAGCAATTTGATTTAACTGCAGCTGGACAGTTTATAAAAGAAAATAAAATCGCAATGCAAGTAGAAAAGCGTGGTGGCAAGTTTAACCAGGAGAGGTTAGGAGAATTCGTTTCTCTTTCTACAGCGGAATTAATCACTATAATTACATTTCTAAAAAGAAAGATTAATAGCCATTTATGGATGAATGCCGTAATAGGAGCAATTTTAGATCAGCAGATAGTTATTACATTAGAAGGGGAGAAAGGCGAATGAATTTACAAATTGGTAAAAGTAATACAAAGGTTGCGGTTGGTCATTGGGTTGTTTGTGAAACAGAGGATGATCCATTAATTACACAAGTTGAAAGAATTATTAAAGATACAATCAACAACAAAGTGGAGTTATGGGGACATTGGCATAGTGAGGGTTCAATTGAAGGTGAATGGGGTTGCAATCATATCGATAAATGCCGTCTTGCTACAGCGATAGAAATTGATGATGAAGGTTGGCGCCAGGTGTTCAAGCGTAAAGGAAGAAAGCCAGGGCAATTTGAACCAGGGGATTTTGTGTCAAATGACGTTTATGCACTCACAGTTTTATACCAAACAGGAGATGTTGTTACAGCTGGTGTTATTAATTCAAACCAAACATATGACATTAAAGCAGAAGATTTACAGCCGTTATTTTTCAAAGAGGATATAGCAGGTTAAGTTATGAAACTAATAATTTTAATATTCGGTTTATTGTTAATCATGATTGTGTTTCGGACGTTAGATAAATTGGATCATAAGCGTAAAAATAACAGCTCGGAGGATTAATGGATTTAAAAGAATGGATTATAGAACAATTAATTAGTAATCATCGTATTTACAAAATGGAGGACGGCAGACAGTTATACGAGCTGTCTGCCAAAGAACTCCAAGAACTGTTAAAAAGGGAGCGGAACAATGATGGAACTACACAGAATTACAGATGAAGAACTACATACAAAGTTTAATTTACGTGAATTATTTGCTATGCAAAAAGAATTAGATAAACGCATTGATTATCGTGGAGAAGATCGTATTGAATTAAAGTTTTATTCATTAAACGTAGAAATTAATGAAGCTTGGAATGAAACAAAATCATTCAAGTATTGGAGTGCAAAATTTAAAACGCCAGATAAAAATAAACTTCTGGGTGAATTAGTAGACGGATTACATTTCCTTTTATCTATAGTACTAGACATTAATGCTTCTGCACGAGGATCACATAATTATATTGGATGTTTCAACTATGCGAAGATGCACAGCAGACATATTTATAGTATCAATCGTTTATTCGAAATGTGGAGCAAGATAGTATTTAAAGCGAAAAAGCAATGGGTAGTATATCGGATTTTCCCTGTATCAGAAATACGACAAATGTTCGGTGTTTTCTTCCGCATCTGTTATTTATACGGCTTTACATACAAGGACATTGTACAAACGTATAAGGAAAAGAATGCAGAGAACTTTAAACGCCAGGATAACGGATATTAATCAAATTTGAATTTTATAAGAAAGTGAGATGATTTTCTTGAAGAATAATTACAAATTTAAAATGTGGGATTGGGACGAAGGTCGATTCTATGCCATCCCAATGGAAAATGTTGTAGAAGCAATATACTTTGCTTGGAATTACGAATTCGATGTGTATGAGATTGATTCAGGTGAAATGATTTTTTCGGGTCAGTTGGATAATGAAGATAACTCAGAGATGTTAGAGAAATATGGATTAAGAGTTATTGATGCAGATAAACTCCGTCAACTACAGAACATTGAAACAGGTGAAATTTATAAGGCGAGTTGGGAGAAATAAAGCAATTCAATTTGAACAAAAGCGTTATTTTATATAGAAAAACCCCCTGAAATTAATGGGGATTTTGGTAAACATCTATGTATGGTTAATTATTTTTTTTGATAATGGGATTTTTTCAGCCTCAAATCTTTTGTATTCAGTAGGACAATGGACAGGAAGTGTTATGGGGTCTAAAGTTTCATTCGCTAGAGATTGTTTGAAAATTATCTCGCCAGAAGATGAAAAAAATGTAAATCTGATTTTCATGTCAGGAGGAATTGTTAATTTTAGTGATTTATTCTCCATGTTAATCAGCTCCTAAAGTATTGGATTTTCTAAAGAATCCAAAGTGCATTCGATAAATTTATATGAATACTTTTTCAAGAGTATTACTTTAGTAAGTAGAGAAATTTAATAAAATAGTTATTTTAAACAATAAAAAGCCCTAGCAGGGGGGCTAGGGCAGGGGACAGGGGATTAAGAATTGTTGATTTTATTAATAACGAATAACTTCTTCGAATGAGCTTAGTTTAACACACAAATTCGAGTATAGGTGTTACAAAAATATGAACAAAGGAGAATGAAAGATGAAAATACCAACAGTAGTATTCAAAGCTAAAAACAAGGAAAACCGTTATTTATGTAATGGACCAGATTGCGGTGACTGGAGCGACGAATTTTTAGATACACAAGAAATTACAGATGCTCTTCACATTATAAAAAACGATTTGAAAAAGCCGACTGAAGAAGATGTGCAAAACTTTTATAAGTTTATGGGAAGTCTTCCATTCAATAATGATGTGGAATTTATCAAGAAAAACTATGATCCGATTGATATGAAGATAACGCAGGAACAACTGGAAATTATTCGTGAACATGATGAATGGTAATTAGTACAAAATCCTTATTTTAATAAAAAACAGGTTAGTTAAATTAACCGACCTGTTTAAGATTCTTTGTTATCTTTCTTTTCCTTAATTTTCTTTGAAAGATGAACTGTTCCAATGATGAGAAGAAGTACACCCATACAAGAAAATAGTATAGTGAGTTTTTCAACAAAAGGATGCATATATTGGCTAACCTCCTAGAAATTACAAATATTAGTATTGCAACTATCATTTTACTATATTGTTATATTTCATAGTCGGAATCTAACGAAGATTTAAGGTGATTTTAATAAAAACGCTATTTTAATGGCAAATAAAAAGAGCACTATATAAAAGTGCTCTTACAAGAACTGTATTGCTGTTTATTTGATACTAAAAATGACTAACAAAAAGAAATTGGAGTTTACTTACTGTTATATAAGATACGGAAAATTTACTGCTTCTTGGATTGTTAAGAATGCGTTTATTAAAATAGCTGCTGCCCTTGTTGGTTACCCATTTGCTGCCCTTGTTGGTTACCCATTTGCATACCTTGTTGGTTACCCATTTGCATACCTTGTTGGTTACCCATTTGTTGCCCTTGCTGACCTTGTTGACCGCCTATTTGGCCAACTTGTGATTGAGCTTGAGAAATAGCTTGATTTACTTGACTTAATGTCTGATTAGCTTGTAGATATTGTAATCCTTGATTTAGTGTTTGAATAGCTTGTTGAATAGTTTGTTGTAATTGTTGATCAGCTTGTTGCATTTGTTGTTGAGACTGTTGGTTGAATTGTTGAAGCTGTTGCATCAGTTGATTAGCTTGTTGTAATCCTTGTTGCGGTTGTTGTTGTTGTTGTTGTTGTTGCCCTTGAGTTGCTTGAGATAAAGACTGTTGTAACTGTTGAATTTGATTTTTAAGACTAGTTAATTCTTGTGAAACTTCTAAATCAGCAGCTTTACGTGCTACAGCTTCAACTTGTTTCTCTGTTCGTTTGTCCATTATAAAATCCTCCTTTTGTTCCCACGTAGTAGTGAGCAATATTTTTTATAATGTGCACATTTTTACATTTAATACTAAATAAAAAAATAAATTTAAATACAGAGAATTGGGAAAGGGGCATAAAGATAAAATTTTAATTACAAATAGGACAAGCGAAATTGCTTGTCCCATGAGGAGTAAATTAACTTAGGAAGATTTTAAAAGTACCCAAATGACTCGTATTGGTAAATTGACTCATGAATAGTATGTGTGAATGGAAAAGGATTATACAAAAAAATAACAGACAACTGAAAAAGTTGTCTGTTATTAAAGCCCTTGGATAACGGTGGGGAGTCCGTCAGAGAAATTATGAAAATGTCAATAGCTTTTTAAAGAGTATGTACAAAATCAGTATTGATTATACAAAATTTGTTAATGATTTGGCAGACAACATTTTTAGTTGCCTGCCTGTGGGTCTCATGAGTTTGTGAGATTAACTAATGGCATACTCATAGAGAGAGGGAGTGAAGCCGCTAGTTCGAACGGCTTATGGATAGTGTGTGCATCCTTTTTGAAAATATGTAAAAAGGATATGTCTATTTAAAAAATCAAAAAGAGCACTAAATTAAAGTGCTCAAAGTAAGACGGGTCCTCAAAGTAGAATGTGGCACACATGATAATGTATGCTAGTTGCTCTTCAAGGTGCAAAAATATAATAAAAATTTCATTTTGTAGAAAAAACGGCTTCATAAAACAGGGTGAATTTAGGTTTTAAAAATTTTCTAGTGCGATAAGTCTAGGATAGTATAAAACGTCTCAAAGTGGAAAATAAACATGTTTTACGAGATTTGGATTTTTTATGTGGAAAGTGAGGAATTAACGTGGGTTACGGAAATAGGGGAATGAGTTTTGAACTATTACTCAATATTACGAACCGTATGTATAAGGAAAGAAATATAGGGATATTTAACAAACGTGCTACTCCTATTAAAGTTTTAAAGACAAATAAAAAAGGAGAGATAATAAAAAGTTGTTGGCAAGAGAAATCAACAGTAGATTATGATGGTGTATACAAAGGAAGAGCAGTTTATTTTGAAGCGAAATCAACAGAAGAAACAACAAGATTCCCACTAGATAATATACATCGGCATCAAATTGATTATTTAGAAGATACACAAGCAATGGGAGCTATTTGTTTTTTCTTAATAGAGTTTAAGAAAGATAAGGTAGTTTATTTTGTTCCGGTCTCGTTGGTAACAGAGTACTATCAAGCAATGTTATATGATAATGGACGTAAATCTATCCCAAGAGAAGAATTTAACAAACGTGCATATGTAGTAGATCATACAGACCGTGCATTAGTAGATTACCTGCTTAATGTAGAAAAAATGGAATGGACTGACCTGGTATGAATAAAGCAGCCATTCGTTTAGAGGTTATAGATTTGCAGGATAAGAATTGTAGGCGTTGTGAACATAGATATGACCGTAATGCAGAGTATTGTTGGAATAAATGCGAAATAGGAAAACGTATGAATAATCTAGGTGTTTGCTTAGGTGGTCAAAATGTCGCAAATAAAAAGAAGATAAGAACAGCAAAGGATTGGGATGAACTTTGTATAAAAGCTGCTGCTATGAGAGAAGAAGGGATGTCATACAATGAAATAGCTAAAGTACTGGGAGTAGTAAGAGGAGAACAGATTAGATTCCAACTTAAAAAGAGAATGTTAAATTAAATAATTTCACATATCGTATTAAATTAAGAAAAATAGAAAACAAAATGAATAGTCCACATTTGAGGGCGTTGATTATGTATAGGAAGAAATCCTATGTATAACCAACGTCCTCTTTTTATTAAGGAGGGAATACAACATATGAAAGAGTTAATTGATCAGTATAACAAAACATTACGTCAATTAGAGAAAGTAAAAGAAACAGCAATAGAAGCAGATTTAAAAGTACTCGAAGGAATGATTAGTGATGTACGTTATGCACTGGAATGGATGCGCACAGCAAAGAAACCAGAAAGTAAAAGAGGAATCGAACGTAGATCAGCATATCAACGCGAGAAGTTAGTGAATCCATTATTGATGCAAAGATATTTAAGAAGTACAGAAACACAATACGAGTGGGATTGTGAAGGAAAAGAGAATGTTATTTCACATTGGGAGCGTATTAAACTAGAAGATGCATTGTCCGCTTTAACGGAGCATGAAAAAGAGATATTTATAATGTACAAAGGTGGAATGTTAACGCAGGAAGAAATCTCCAAGGAGTTGAAAGTAACACGAAGTACAATTCAACAAATTTTGCGTAGAGCAGATAAAAAAATAGCAAAACAATTAAGTGAAAGTCTTTTTTGTATAAATTGATAAGGTTTTTGTTATAAAAACGTGTATTTTTGTCATCATAATGCCACCTATATATGAAGGTTGCCGAACCAGTTCCTATAAGTTGCTGTTTGAATGAATCAGCGTTTGTAGGAGATTTTTTCAATACACTGTATTACAAAGGGGAGTTGCGAACCTCTTTGTAATACTAAACGTAATAAGAACAATATTTCATTAATCTAAACGGTCTATGGAAGAGCTTCTGCTCTTCTTTGAGTCAATAAGTTTACCATTTGTGTTGATTCAAAGAGGTGCAGGTGCGGAAACACTTTACATCTCAATACAAATTAAAATATATTTCCTGGGGGAGCTTTTTGCTCTTCTCCTAGTCACCGACACATGGCGTGTAGTCAGAAATAAAAAATGCGGTGATTGGGAGAAGAATAAAAACAAAGATAAGATAGTTTTGATGAAGGGTAAATGGTATGAAAACTAGGCTTAAAACCTAAATAAAGGAAAAAAGAGAATTTAAGTCATAGAGATTAAAAGGATTTAATGGGAACTAATCGTGATACGTATAAACGAATGAAAAGAGCTATTAGGATGAACTAAAAGTATATATTAAAAAATATGCAGGAAAACACCTCATTTTGTCGAAATATAGATATGCAGAAGGAGAGATGAAATGGGAAACAAAATAGCAAATAATTTTAATGAACGTTTTATTAAAAATAATGAATATGATATAGCATTTAAAGAGTTTGAAAAGGAAGTTGAAAATAGTAGTGATAGAGGACTGGTGTTAGTTTGTGGTTCTATAATAGACCAGTTGTTAAACGAACTATTAAAAACTTTGCTTATTAAATCTGATAGTGTTGAAAAAGATTTATTTAAAGTTAATGGTGTATTAGGAACTTTTGATTCAAAAATACAAATGTCTTATTATTTGGGATTAATATCACAAAACGAAAAATCAAATATTACTTATCTACAAAGAATTAGAAATAAATTTGCGCATCAGTTTGTTGATATTTCATTTAAAAACCCTGATATTATTAATGTGTGTAGAAATTTTGAAATTCCTAAGAACTGTTTTGTACCACAATCAATTCCATTTCCAAGCGAAGAGACTGGTGAGTTACCACAATTAGAGTTAAATCCAATAAAGAAAGATACATCTGCTAAAGACAGGTTTATATTTACCTTTAAGTATATATATTATACTTTAGTTAATAGAATTTTCTTAGGTGAATTTGAGGGTAGAGAAGAATACAAAAAGGTTTTAACGGCAGAGAATACAATACTAATGCAAATACAAATGGTTGAAAAGTTCTTGAATGATTATAAAGGTTCTGTTTTTAAAATGCGAAATAGCGTAGATGAAATGCGAGATAGAGTAGATGAATTAAAGAGAGAACAGAATAATACCTGTACTCAGGATATTCAAGATGAAATCAAGAAGATTGAAACTGGAATTGAAGTGCATGTAAAAGCTTATGAAGAGCATGCAAAAGATTATGAAGAGTTTGCAAAAGGATATGAAGAAAACTCTAAACGCTTTAATGCTATTTTAAAGGGTCTTAGGTATTCATATGACGTGTTAAAAAATTCTATTAAAAAGTAAAAGCAACTTCTAGGGTGCTTTTTATTATAAAAAATTAAAGAGATCGGTATTATATGTTTAAGGAGGGATAGTATGTGAAGGAGTCAGTAAATATTATACTTGCTAAGTTTAGTAAAGATATGAAAAACGAAGAGCCATTATATGTTTTTTTAAAATCTCACTTATATATTGAATCTATAATGATACAAATTCTTGAAAAGAATTTACCTAATTCTAAAGCAATTGATTTAAATAATTTTAGCTTTGCCCAAAAGCTTCAATTGGTTCATGCCTTGGATATAATAAGTGATGATATGCGAGGGGCTTATAATAAATTTAATCGTGTAAGAAATAATATAGCACATTATTATAATCAAGAAATTGATGAGAAATTGATTAATGAATTGTATAGCGCATTACCTCAAGATAGGAAATGGTTTGCCCAGGAGTATACTCTCAATGACCCAAGTATTATAGGGACGCTGAGAGGATTCTGTATGTTACTAGTTGCTTATCTAATTTCCAAAGGGGAATATATTGTTTATAAAGTTAGTGAAAAGCATTCCTTATAGGAGTGCTTTTTATTATGCAAAAATTATATAAGTCGTGTGAGAGTTGAAAAAATAGTATATTATCTTTCTCAATGTAAATATTAAGTAAAGTGTTTAATATCATACATAAAAGGCGGGGTAATATGAGTGAAAATAAGAAAAATGAAGAATTGAAAAAAGTGAAGAAGTATTATTTTAATGAGGATAATCAGCCAGTAGCTGGTATAGAGTTAACTATGCCGCCTGATATAGGAAGCTTGTTAGACCCTAAATCAGATAATGATGAAAGTAGAGAAAGTAATAATGAATAAGTTTAATCTAAGCATCCATTCGGGTGCTTTTTATTTTGGATAAGGAAGTGATGAGATGAGTTGGTTTAGTTACTTTCTTGGATGTGGCACAGGATTTATAGTGTGTTTGCTAATCATGATTCAGTTCCTCAAAGCAAAGGAAGTAAAAGAATTAGATTGATAAATGAAAGGGTGAATCTAAATGATTACTGAAATTAGAAAAACAATATCAGGTACAGAGTATTGGGATAACAAAGAAAAGCGAAGTCTGTTTGTACCAACTGGCGAAGAACCAGGATTCGAAGTAACTGTTAATCCTGAGAGTATGATCCTGGGCATGGACTTATCAAGTGAACCTGATAAGACAGTAGTTAATTTAAATGGTATGACAGTGAAACAATTACATGAGTATGCTGCATCGATTAACGTTGAGATTCCAGCTGATGTTAAAAAGAAAGAAGACATTATTGCTTTATTAGCATGAAATACTGTGACTTCAACGGCTGTCATAACAAGATAAACAAAGGGCGTTATTGTGAAGAGCATAAGCGTAACAAACCAAGGAAGAAGAAAGACAAGAAGAACATCTACCATCATGATAACAAGTCTTTCTATAATTCAAAAGAATGGAAGTATGTTAGAGCATATGTATATGAACGTGAGAGAGGTTACTGTCAACGATGTAAGAAGTTTGTATTTGGTAGGCGGGCTCATGTTCATCACATTATTTCAATTAAAGATGGTCCAACACTTAAATTAGATCCAAACAATTTAATGCTACTTTGTCCAAAATGTCATATCAAAGAAGAAAATGAAGATAAACCCAAAAAAGTTTTTCCGAGTTATTTTGGATAAGCCCCCCTGTCAAAAAATAAAATTTTTGGTTTGGGAAGGATAGGTAGCGTAGGGGGCACATCAATAGTTGCACCATTTTTAAAAAATGAAGGGGGGTGTGAAAATGGCTCGAATGTCAAAGAAGAAAAAGTTGGAAATGCTAGATGTTGCAAGGGACAAAGAACGAAATAGAATCATAAAATTATTGACTGAGGATGACAATTTCACACCTTCATTAGAACCATTAATCGAAAACTATTTAGATGCTTTTATCATTTATAAAACTATGTTTGATGAATGGAAAGCGGATGGATTTGCAGCCACAAAAATGCATAAGAATAAGGCTGGAGCAACAAATGAAATGAAACATCCACTTGCTCAACAAGTTGAAACTTGGAATGATAAGAAGAACAAAATGTTAGAATCTCTTGGAATGACGAATAAGGGGAAAAGTGTACAAAAAACACCTAAAAAAGCAGAGAATATCCAATCTAATGAGCCTAAAGATGAATTAGCGGCTCATCGGAATAAATGGCGGAAATCTAATTGATTATTACACCAGGTGTTAACTACGCTGACAAGTATGCGAATAACGTCATGCGTAATAAAAAGAAATACCCGAAATCGATCATTCTTGCTGTAGAACGTTATAAGAAGTGGAAAAAGCGTAAAGATATTTGGTTTGATGTAGATCGGGCAAATGAAATGTTGGATTTTGTTCAGTCGTTCATCCGTCATGTTAAAGGTCCGCTTGCAGGTCAATTGATGGAATTAGAACTTTGGGAAATGTTTGTTTTTGCGAATATGTATGGTTGGTATCATAAAAACGAAAAAGGGAAAACAGTTCGTGTTATTCGTGAATCATATGTTCAAGTACCAAAGAAGAACGGGAAAACAATTATCGCAGCAGGCGCATTGCTCTATGCTATGTATGGAGAACTTGAACTTGGAGCCGATTGTTATTGTGCAGCATCAGACTATGAACAAGCGCAAAACGCAGCCGAACCAATTGCACAAGCGATAGAAAATTCTGAGCCACTGGCACGACCTACACAAATTTATAAAGGTGTTAATGGCACAGTTAGTGGTGCTATGTATCGATATAGCATCAACGGAATTGCATATCAAAATAAATTCAAGGTATTAACGAAAAACACCAAGGGTCTTGAAGGAAAGAACCCTTATTTTGTGTTGAATGACGAACTCCATGCACAAGAAAATATGGACATGTACGATAACTTGAAGTCAGCTCAGATTTCTCGTGAACAACCAATGATGCTTAATATTTCAACGGCTGGTAAGGGTGCTTCATCTGTAGGTATGCGTGTTTATAAATATGCGAAACTTGTTCTTGAAAATGACGATGATGATTCTTTGTTTGTTGCAATCTGGGAACCAAATAAAAATTATGATTGGGAAGATCGTAAAGTTTGGGAAATGGTTAACCCGAATATTGGTGTTTCCGTTACGATGGAACAACTTGAGATTGAATTCAAAAAAGCGAAGCAGTCCGCACACTCAAAAGCTGAGTTCCTTTCCAAACACTTAAATGTTTTTGTAAATGGTGCTGATAATTATTTTGAGCATGATCAAGTACAACATGTTCTTGTGGAAGATTTAGGTGATCTTACAGGTGAAATTTGTTATTTAGGATTGGACTTATCTAAAACAACAGACTTAACATGTGTAAGTTTAAACTTCCCTTCACATGATGATGAAGGAAGGTCAATTATAAAAGTGAAACAGATGTATTTCCTTCCTAATGAAAATATTGATTTTAAAGAAAAAGAGGACAATGTTCCATATACTGATATGGTTGAACGTGGTTTTGCTACGTTTTGTGATGGAAAGATGATTGATCAGGATCAAGTTATGGAATATATCGTTGAATGCATGGATTTGTACGATGTGCAACAAATAAACTACGATCCGGCGATGTCTCAAAAGTTAATAGAAAAGCTTGAAAATCTAGGTTTAGAGTGTATTGCAGTAAATCAATATCCAAACGTTATGAACGCAATGCTTGATGATTCAGAAATACTAATTTATGAAAAGCGTTTAATTACAGATAATCCTTTATTTGTTTATTGCGCTCTTAATGTTGTAGTAGTAACAAATATTAACGGAATGAAAGCCCCAAGTAAGCGACAGTCCAAAAAGAAGATTGATGGATTTGTTGCTTTTTTATGTGCTCATAAAGAAACGATGATGGTTATGGATAGCATAACTGAAGAAGGCATGGATGAATTGATTGGTGATATTTATAGATAGAGAGGTGGTGAGAAATTGGGTTTAAGGGATAGGTTTTCAAATTATTTATTTAAAAAGGCTGAAAAGCGTGGTTATCTTGATGATGTTTTAGGAAAAAGCATTCGTTACGGCGGTGTGTATGTTACAGATTCAAATATCTTACAATCTAGTGATGTTTACGAATTGTTACAAGATATTAGTAATCAAATGGTATTGGCTGATATTGTTGTGGAAGATGAATTCGGTAATGAAATTAAAGATGATATTGCACTTCGTATTTTAAAGAATCCTAATAATTATCTAACGCAATCTGAATTCATTAAATTAATGACTAATACCTATTTACTGGAGGGAGAAACATTCCCGATATTAAATGGTGCTCAAATACATTTAGCTTCAAATGTTTTTACAGAGTTAGATGATAATTTAGTAGAGCATTTTAATATTGGTGGGGAAGAAATCCCTCCATTTATGATTCGTCATGTGAAAAATATTGGTGCAGATCATTTAAGAGGAAAAGGTCTTCTTGATTTGGGAAGAGATACACTGGAGGGTGTTATGTCAGCTGAGAAAACTTTAACTGACAAATATAAAAAGGGTGGACTATTAGCATTCTTGTTAAATTTGGATGCCCATATCAATCCACAGAATGGTGCGCAGTCAAAGTTAATTAATGCAATTTTAGACCAACTGGAATCAATCGATGAATCAAGGTCTGTAAAAATGATTCCTCTTGGAAAAGGGTATTCAATAGAAACGCTTAAAAGCCCGCTAGACGATGAAAAGACCCTAGCATATCTAAATGTATACAAAAAGGATTTGGGTAAGTTTTTAGGGATAAATGTGGATACATACACAGAGTTAATCAAAGAAGATATTGAAAAAGCGATGATGTATATTCACAACAAAGCAGTGAGACCGATAATGAAAAATTTTGAAGACCATTTGAGTCTTCTTTTTTATGGTCAAAATTCGGGGAAACGAATTAAATTCAAAATTAATATTCTTGATTTTGTCACTTATAGCAACAAAACGAATATCGGTTATAACCTTGTGCGGACAGCCATTACTTCACCTGACAATGTTGCTGGTATGCTTGGATTCCCTAAACAAAATACAAAAGAATCACAAGCTATTTATATTTCAAATGATTTAACCGAAATCGGCAAGAAAGAAGCAACAGATGGTTCATTGGGAGGGGGTGAAGAGAATGAAAATTGAAGTTCGAGGAAATCAAGTCATACTTGATGGTTATGTAAATGTTGTGGACAGAGAAAGTCGGATGTTACCTTCTCCAAGGGGATATTTCAAAGAAAAAATTGTTCCTAAGACGTTTGAAAAGGCGTTAAAGAAGGCTCAAAACGTGGACTTGCTTTTTAACCATGATAAAAATAGAAAGCTTGGTTCCATTGAAAACGGAAATTTAGAATTGTATGAAGATAATATCGGCTTAAGAGCCATTGCTACGGTTACAGATGAACAAGTGATTGAGAAGGCAAGGAATAAAGAATTGCGTGGCTGGTCATTTGGTTTTGTTTCTGAAAAAGATTCATGGGAAGAAGGCGAATCTGGTGTTCAAAAACGATCTATTGAAGAATTAGAGCTTTTGGAAGTTTCTATTTTGGATATGACACCAGCATATGTTGCAACTTCAATTGAAACCAGGGGCGAAAATGCAACCATGATTGAAATGAGAAGTACAGAAGTAGCTGTAAAAACAGTTGTGGAAGATGATACAGAAGAAAGAAACAATCTTATTAAACAAATAAAAAATGTTTTGGAGGAAATGTGACATGAAATTAAAAGAAATCTTAAAAGCATCTCAAGCACGAAATAAAGCTCGATTAGCAGAATTGCAAGGTAAAGTAGAGAAGGGTGAAGTTCGTTCAGAAGAATTAGCAGCAGTTAAGGCTGAAGTAGAAGCATTAACAGAAGAAGCGAAAACCCTTGCTGATGTAATTGCGAAATTAGAAGAGGAAGAAAAAGAAGAAGATCCAGACAAAAAGAAGGATGAGGACCCAGAGAAAAAAGAAGATCCAGCAGCAAAAGAAAATCCAGATGCAAAAACTGAACTGTCAGAAGAGCAACGTTCTGAAATCATGGCAGCTATTGGAACAGGTCTTTCTACTAAAGGTCATAAATCTACTAAAAACAAAGAAACGGAAACTCGTTCAGCGTTTGCTAATTATATTGTGGGTAATATTGATGAGAAGGAAGCTCGTGCATTAGGCTTAGTTACTGGTAATGGCTCTGTTACGATTCCAGATTTTTTAAGTAAAGAAATTATTACGTATGCTCAAGAAGAAAACTTCTTACGTCGATTAGGAACAGGAGTAAAAACAAAAGAAAATATTAAGTATCCTGTTTTAGTTAAAAAGGCAGAAGCCCAAGGTCATAAAAATGAGCGAACAAATAATGAAATTCCGGAAACTGATATTGAGTTCGATGAAATTGAATTATCACCAACGGAGTTTGATGCACTTGCTACAGTAACGAAAAAACTATTAGCACGTACAGGTTTACCGATTGAACAAATCGTTATGGACGAGCTGAAAAAAGCTTATGTTCGTAAAGAAACTCAATATATGGTTAATGGTGATGAAGCTAATAATATAAATGATGGTGCATTGGCAAAGAAAGCCGTTGAATTTAAAACGGAAGAAAAGGATCTATACAATGCATTAGTAATAATGAAAAATACACCTGTTAAAGAAGTACGTAAAAAAGCACGATGGGTATTAAACACAGCAGCTCTAACAAAAATTGAAACAATGAAAACAGATGATGGTTTCCCATTACTCCGTCCATTTAATCAAGCGGAAGGTGGAATTGGTTATACATTATTAGGATTCCCTGTTGAGGAAGAAGATGCAATTGACATTACAGGCGAACCAGATACGCCAGTCTTCTATTTTGGTGACTTCTCTAAATTCTACATTCAAGATGTCATTGGATCATTAGAAGTACAAAAATTAGTTGAGTTATTCTCACGTACAAACCGTGTGGGTTTCCGTATTTGGAACTTACTAGATGCACAACTAATTCATTCACCATTTGAAGTGCCAGTTTACAAGTATGTTTTAAAAGAAACAACTGGAGCTTAATATGGATGAATTAATTGAGAAATTAAAATCTCATATTCATTGGGAAGAGGGGATGGATGAATCCATGCTCTCTTTTTATTTAACCACTGCACAAAAGTATGTT